GTAGTAAGTTTATATGGATGGATGCTGATTGTATATTTATTGATAAGATAACAGATGAGTGGGCCAATGATATGCTAAATAACTCTTTTGTTGCATTCTACGATAGGCCAGATTTTTATACTGAGTGCGGAATAATATTCTTTGACTTAAATAAATCAGTATCAGTAGACTTTTTCAAATATTATGAGGATATGTATTTAGCAGATAATATTTATAATGAAAAAGCTTTTACAGATTGTCATGCGTTCGACGCAACTAGGAAAAAATTTTTAGGAGTTTCTGATTATTCAGAAACTAAACTTGGAGATCCAAATGGCGATCTTCATATTATGGCTAGAGACCCGAAACTGGCTCCTTTTATAGACCATAAAAAGGGAGATAGAAAGAAACAAGATAATTCTCCTGAATGGCTAAGTTTTATGAATAAATAAACTTATGACTGAACTACTACAGAAAGTTGAAAATGGAACTGTATTATTAAAGTATTCTCATTATAGAACTGGCGAGCCTCTATCTTTTAAAGCAACAACAAAACATAACGGAAAGGTACTGAAAAACAGGCCTGAAAGTAACGTTTATGCTTTCTATGACTTAGGAACGAAAGAGTGGAAGTCTATATATAAGAATACTATCACAGAATTTGTAGAGGTAGGCTCTCTTTAAAAAGCTAAAACTAACCGACCCTTTTAGGGCAAACTGCGTATCGAAAGAGCGCATAACATATAAGGAGAACTTTATGACAAATGCTAAACAACTAGCAGTGGCGGACTTAAGAAAAATTTTCTTAGGTTTTGACCAGTATGTAAATCACGAGAATTTTTTCTCTTCAACAATGGACGGTGGATATCCTCGTTTTAATATTGTTAAAAGCGAAGATGAAGGCAGGTGGCGAATTGAATTAGCAGTACCTGGCTGGTCCAAAGAAGATATAAGCATCAAACTTCACAACGGAGTTTTAACTGTTTCAGGCACTAATAAGCAGAGTCTTCCTTCTGGGGAGAGGTATGTTCATAAGGGTTTGAGCGGTAGATGTTTTGAAAAAACTTTTGCTGTAAACAAGCATGTGAAACTCGATCGCGCTTATATGGAGCGCGGACTGCTCTGTATTGATTTGCATGAAGAACTTCCTGAAGAATTGAAACCAGTGATGATTTCAATTAACTAGGAGTATTTGTGAAAACAATGACCAAAAAAGCTATCGCCAATGCTGAGAGTATTTTAGGCTTATGCCTATTTTGCTCTTTTCTTGTAATATTGGCTGAGCTATAAAGTAAGGGGGCTTTGCCCCCTTGCACTTTAGGAGAAAATAAATGAATAGACAAGAAGTATTTGAAACACTAAAAATTGATGAAGGTGTAGAGTATAAAGTATATGCTGACCACCTAGGCTTACACACTTTCGGTGTTGGACACCTAATTACTAACCAAGACCCTGAGTGGGGTCAGCCTTTTGAAACTCCTGTATCAGAAGAGCGAGTATGGGAAGCGTTTGATCAAGATTTAAATATTGCCATCGCAGAGTGTCACCATCTTTTTCCTGGAGACGAATTTGAAGGATTTCCAGAAGAAGCACAACAAGTAATTGTAAATATGATGTTTAATATGGGTCGCCCAAGATTGTCAGGTTTTAAAAAATTTATTGCTGCTTGTAAAGAAGGAGACTGGAAAACTGCTGCCGTTGAAGGACGGGACAGCAAGTGGTACAGACAAGTAACTAATAGAGCAGAGCGTTTAATGGTTCGGTTGGAGAACATTTAAAATAGTTCTTGACTTCAACCCTATAAAAGAGTATAATATAGGCTATGAATATATTTGTACTTGACAAAGATATAGATGCCTGTGCTCAGTATCACATAGATCCTCACACAGGCAAAATGCAGCTAGAGAGTGCACAAATGTTGTGCACGAACCACTGGATAGATAAATATTTAGGCTATGTACCACGAAAACTTACAAGTGAAGAATGGGCTGTCCTTAAAGAGGCGAAGAAAAATACAGTTAGAGATTTTCCTTATTTGCCTACTATGTACAACCATCCTTGCACGATATGGGCTAGAGAGTCTAGAGAAAACTATGAGTGGCTTTTTTGCTACGCACACGCTCTCAACCAAGAACACATCTTTAGAGGAGGAGCAAATCATAAGTCCTTCTCCGAAGTTATCTCGAAGTTGCCTGATATGGTACACTTACCAAACAGGGGACTCACAGCCTTTGCCCAAGCAATGCCTGAAGAGCTAAAGAGTGATGATGCTATAGCCTCTTATCGTATGTTTTATATGAAGGATAAAGCAGCGATTAGTAAAGGTGCTACCTGGAAAGTTAGAGGAAAGCCTTGGTGGTGGGACGAAGAAATAGCTGATTATGAAAAAAGGATTAGTAGATAATGAACAATGAAGTGAGACTGATTTCAATCAGTCAATCACCAGACCACTCCCCAGAAGAACTAATAACATACTGTGCAAGAGTGAGCAACCCAAGCAATCAAAATAATTCAAAGACAGCAAAAGGTCTTGTAAAATACTTGGTTAGAGAAGGGCACTGGTCTCCTTTTGAGATGGTATCTCTTACAATGGAGATAGTAACAACTAGAGATATTGCCCGACAAATTCTTAGACATAGATCTTTTTCTTTTCAAGAATTTAGCCAGAGGTACGCGGACCCAACAGATGACCTTAGCTTTTTAATCAGGGAGGGTCGATTACAAGATACTAAAAATAGGCAAAACAGTATTCCAAATGAAGACGTAAAACTGGAAGATGCGTGGCAGAACAAACAGTTGGCCGTCATAGAAACTGTAAGAACAGTTTATAAGTGGGCACTAGAACATGGAATCGCAAAAGAACAAGCAAGAGCAGTTCTTCCGGAGGGCAATACTTACTCAAAATTATATATGGCAGGGACTCTTCGTAGCTGGATTCATTATGTTGGGTTACGCATTTCTAATGGAACCCAACTGGAGCATTCGGATGTTGCAAGTCTTGCATGGGCTGTTATCAAAGAACATTTTCCAAATGTAGCTAATGCGGTAGAAGAACTGGAAATTGTTAAACAATAAAAAAATATTTCTTGAGAAAAATTTATGTGGATTGAACTTCTAGAAGCAAGTAGTTATATTGGTACAGGAAAAATAGCAGAGAATGCAGTAGGCGAAGCTCTTAGAGCTGACGGACTAAAACAATTAGATATTGCTTCTCTGATTAAAGATTCAGGCTATAGAAATAAAACTGAATTAGTAAAAGCAGTTCGAGACGGAGAGTTTCAGTTGGAGCCCAACACCTTCTACGCTCAGCCTCTAGGCAGTCAAAATTCCCCCGACTTTATTGCTGTAACCGAAGAGGAAGTATTCTTTATTGAAGTTAAAGCGTCTAAGACTGCTAGTGGTTATCAGTTTAACACTCACCTCATCAACAACGATTTTACATATGTACTGTCAGACCCGTCAGTAGGGTTTAAAATATTTTCAGGGTATCAGCTTATGGATCCAGAAGTGAGAGAGATATTATTAGAGTGTCATATGGAATGTACTGAGGTTGTGAGAAAACACAATAAAAGACTTGAAAATCTATCAAATAACCGAAAGGGCTGGGCATATTATGCTCGACCTATGTACACTCAAAAGAATGTATACGCATGAGTTTAGACCAATTTTATACTAATCCCGAAGTAGCTTCTAGACTACTTTCTACTCTGCAAGAAGAGAGCCCTGATATATGGCTAGAGCCTTCGGCAGGGTCAGGAAGTTTCTATAATATTATGCCAGCTAATAAGCTTGGGTATGATCTCGAACCTAAGTGTCCTGGGGTAATTCAGCAAGATTTTCTTACAGTGAAACTACCTACAGATAAAAAAATAATTGCAGTTGGTAATCCACCTTTTGGATATCGTGCCCAAGGAGCAATTGAGTTCTTTAATGCTTGTGCTAAATATTGTTACAAAATTGCTTTTATTATTCCTCGCTCGTTTAGAAAAGCGTACATCGTAAACCAATTAAATGAATACTTTCATCTATTAGATGAAGAGCTGCTTGATGTCGGGATTTTTATAGGAGGAGCCGAGAAAATAAGAACAGTGTGGCAAGTATGGGAACGACGAGATTACAAAAGAAAAAAAGTAGTATTGCCCTCTTCTCATCCTGACTTTAATATTGTAGCGCAAGGAAAGTCATTTGACTTAAATAAAGCCGACATTGCTATACGTAGAACCGGATACAAATCCGTAGGAGAGGTAGTCTTCCCAGAAGACGCAACTCCTATCACTCAATATGTATTTATTCAAATACTAAATGAAAGTGCTATAGAAATATTTGAAAACCTTGATTTGAGTTGTGCCTTTGACACAGCTCTAGCTCCTACAGTTACTCAAGGTGAGATAATTCAAGCGTATATTAACAAGAAAACGAAAAATATTTCTTGACTTTTTTGTTAAATTATATCATAATATGTTTTTATAAATTAAAGGAAACCAGTGGGCGACCGATTTTATAGACAACAACTTGACAAACTGGGTACTTGCCCAGGATATTATGGAAAACCAAAACGGAGAAACAGTAGAATGGCGTGGGATGAAGATAAGAAAGCCCAAGTAATTGAGATGTATGAAAGCGAAAACCCAACTCCCGAAACTTCAATGGAGATTGTTAAACAAATCGCAGATGAAGTAGAAGAGAGCCCGAACGGTGTTCGTATGATTTTAACCAAAGCTGGAGTATATGTTAAGAAGACCCCAGGGGCGTCAAGCTCTTCTTCTAGTTCAAGCTCTAGTCGAGTATCAAAAGCAGCAGCCATCGAAGCCTTGGAAAAGGCACTCGTAGATGCTGGGCAAGAAGTAGATGACGCAGTAGTAAGCAAACTTACTGGTAAAGCTGCGGCATATTTTACTTCAGTCATTACTTCTATTAATGGCTAATAATGTCCCTGCTTTACTTCAATAGAGGAGCTTGGCACTCCTCTAGTTTTCACAGACTGTATAGCTCTTCTGTAGCTATACTTGTCTGTGGTGGCCCGTCCTTTAACAAAATAGATTCTTCACTACTTCCTGGGCCTAAAAAGGTAATTTTTGGGCTGAACAATGTTTACCCTAAAATTAAGCCAGATGTTTGGGTTGGTATGGATGATCCTCATTGTTACAATAGAGATCTCTTCTTTGAGCCCTTTATAAAAATACTACGAGGAGGCTATCAAAATAGAACATATAATGGAGTTAAGCTATTTAAGCTTCATAATATGTATTACGCAACCCTTAAAAAAGCAGAGGGAGTTTATGATATTTTTTCCGATCTTACAGAAGAAGGAAAATTTGTCTGGCACCAAAACTCTTTTGCAACCATGCTGAATATTATAATGTGGATGGGACACAGAGAAATATATCTAGTAGGGTGCGATTTTAGTTTACAAAACGGAGATTACTTTGATGATATGAAGCTGTCTGATAAACAAAGGCAGTGGAACACTGATTTATATAATCAGTTAAGTACATATCTATATAAGTTTCATCTAATGTGTAAACCTTTAGGAATAAAAATTTATTCCATGAGTCCAGACTCTAAGATAAATACATACTTGGACTATGTATCTATTGAAGACCTGAACAAAAGACTCTATCAAGAAATGCCGGAAAAAACACCGATATATCATGCAATAGAGTTAGACCCCCCAAAAAAGTAACTAAGTGAGTTGCGGATTTTTTAATTAGTTGGAAATCCGCATGAATAAAATAGAAGCTAAAGAGCTTATAGAAAGGTGTGGCGACGCCATAATTACCTATAGGAGTACTAACTCAAATAAGCTCAAATATAATGTATGTACTTTAGATTTTACTACTCCATACATTCAAGAAAAGAAGAACAGAGCCAAAGAAACCTCTGAGAATATTCTTCTTTTTTGTTGGGACACTGACTCATACCGCCTGTTAAAACCAGACAGTATTACAAGTATAGTCCCTCTGTCCTCCATTCTAAAGAACGGAGGAGCAAATAATGTATGAAAAAGAGTCTATTGAACAATACAGCAGAATAGTACATGAGTACGAAGATGGTAGACAAGTGAAACTTACTATTA